TCTACATCTGATATATACAACGAAATGGGTGATACCATGCAGCAGAAGCGTAGCAACATAAAGAAGGAAATTCGGAAGGACCCAATCGTTGGCAAGAGGCTAATGAATATGTGGATACGCGAGCAGAAGAATGCAAGCAAGGGATTGAATCAAAAGGATACGTTGATCCGGAACATGGATACAGATGAGAAGGTAGATTACCTATCCAGAAACCCAGGCATGATCAACGAATTTAGGCGCAAGGGTGTTCTGTCCGACTCCGTAATTCAAGCACTAAGAATTAGAGGAGTCCTGTAGGGGACAATAAAAAAGCCCCCCAGTTACCTAGAGGACCTTAGTTTGTTAGCGTCGTGGTTGGATGGCTGGCTAACGGCAACCCTATAAAAGGTAAGTAAAAAACCCATCCGGAGCACTCACGACTTACTCTTTCGCGGAAAATTACCAAACCGCAAAGTTATTCTCGCTCTTCTGCGTTAGACAGGAGGCGATGCTGGAGCATATTAACTTTATTCTTCAAGTTCTCTATGTCCCTGTTTAAAGTTTCATTCTGCTTGGTCAGAGCCTCGCACGATTTAGTCATGGCTTCTAGCCCTTTAGATAGAATTTCTTCTGAGTTAATCTTGTAAACGGATTGGGTGTTAGTTGTCTGCATTTATGTTATGTTATGTGAAATTAGTTTCCATTGGTCAGCGTCTCGCTCTAGCCACTCAAACAAATATACAACGTCATCGCTGTCTAGTGGTTCGTCAGACTCAAGGTAGTATATACCTTTTATATCTGGGCTTTTGCCTCCAGGCTTGTCGGCTTCAAACTCCACAGTAACATCAGTTGTGTCACCATGGATGTTGTCCATTTGTATTTTGTGTTCGTAGGTCATAGTTAGATAAACATTGGTTCAAAGAAAGCAAGCTTGGGAGAGTATACAACACCGCAACCTAGGATTGGTTTGGCGGCGTAGACACGCCCGTAGTTCATGGCAGGGTGATGGTGGTCTACACCACATCCTACATTCATACCAAAGACAATATCATCCTGGTTAGCGTGGTAGTTGATACCAGCCTGTGCGTGCAGGTGACCCATGACTAGGGACTTGAACTGAGCCTGTGCGTTCTTTAGTGCTGACATCTGTCCTCCCTTTTCCTTGTCTCCGTGTCTGTATATAACATTGTCAATCACTAGATCAGTAAACCTAGGATGTATAGTCCATCCGTCAAGCCCCCATAGAGTTTTAAAGTTAAGTATTACCTCTGGTGGCAAGCCAACGCTCTGCGCCTTACGCTCTGGCAGGGCCGAGTGATTGCCTACAAGGTAGTCTACGATGGGAAAGGCTCTGTGCAGTGCTCTAACCTGCTTGGCTGCCGCTACAAACTCGTCTGCTGCACTAGGCATGGTTGGGTCTTTCTCGTGGAAACTGATGGCATTCCAGTCTACCAGGTCACCAATGTGAACTACCCGTGTGCATCTGTGCTTGTGAAAGATCGATAGTAAAAATTCTATGTAGCCGCTGTGCATGGCAGGGCAGTGAGTATCTGCTATGACAAGGACGCGCTCTGTCCCCTGAGCCGACGGGATGGTAGCCTTGTATCGCCTAATCTTAGAACGCACAGCCTCTGCACTTGTTCCATAGTCTTGAGCGATTTGATGGTAACTAAAACCCTCTAGGTAAAGGTTGTAGGCTTGCTTCTGTGTTAGGTTTTCCTGTGTCATATTTATTTTAGTGAGAGTTAACTAAATCTACCTATGTGGCTTTGGAAGACAAACTTACCATACTGGTCTCGTTCACCTTCGCGTTGCTTGGCTATATTGTATTTGATAGAAATATGTGTGCCGTGTATGGGATCGTTGTGAACCGTAGCTTCCTTTGTATCTGAACCATTGGGCCATAGCAATAGAATGATGTCTGCGTCGTTCTCGATGTCCCCGGAATCCTTCAAGTCATATAGTGTAATACCAGTTTCACGTTTGGCTCCCTCTCTGTTTACTTGCGCTAACAGTATAACAGGTAAGTCTAACTCCATAGCCATAAGTTTTATCTGGTGGCTAACCTCTGCGATGCCGTCGTGCTTTTTGAGCTTGGTGTTCCAAGGGACTAGCTGTAGGTAGTCTATGACAATCCATTCAATCTTGTGTTTACGCTTATACATGCGAGCACGTGAACGAAGTTCGTCTACGTTTCTAACGTAATGCTCTGTAAAGATAGGGGCGTTTTCTACTTTCTCGTTAGCATCCCACACCCGCTTTTGTTTTTCTGGAGAAAGCACCCCGTCTTGGAACTGGTTGAGGTTTACGGCAGAGCAGGTCTGCACCATGCGCTTTGCTAGAACCTTGGCTTGCATTTCAAAGGAGAAGTATAGACCCGGCTTGCCGTGAGTTACGCCGTTCTGCAAGGCTATATTTAGGGCTATGCAGGTCTTGCCGCAGGAGGTTGGGGCTGCAATAACCATTACCTCTCCGTTGGCTATACCGCCGGCACTGAGCTTCTCATCTAGTTGTTTGATCCTAGTTGGCAGGGCAAAGGTATGGTAGGTTCCTTCCGCCATCTTCTTGAAGTCTTCACGCAAGGACTCAGCCGCCACCCTAATTGATGTGTCGCTCACAGAGTTATTGTCTAGGGCAGCAGTGACGGCCCTCTCGATGTCAGCAATGATTACGTCTGGGTCTTGGTTCTCTGTAGCTGATTCAATCGCGATGCGTGATGTGCGAATGATCTGACGTAACTTAGACTTCTCTTTTATAATCTTGGCATGGCTTACTATCTGAAGAGAACTACTGGCCTGCCCCTGTATGTGCATTATGGTGCTAAGTCCACCCGCTTCCCTGTCTGTCCCCTCACGCTTCAACAACTCATCAAGCTCAAGCTCAGAGAACGCTTCACCCGAAGAGCACAGCTTGGCTATGCCCTTAAAAATTATTTTGTTGGCGTTGCTGTAGAAATCGTCTGCGTTGACGATGGTGCTGATGCTGTCGTAGGAAGCGTTGTCCAGCAAGCAACAGGCTAGCAAAGCCTCTTCTGCCTCTAAGTTATGGGGTTGCTCCATTACTCCTTTATAAGTCCAGCGAGGATGCCGCGTCCAATGGTTTGTTTAGCTTCAGAATAAAATCTAGCCTTGGCTATATGCTGGTCTTGAGTATACTTGTCGTGGATTTCTTGTAGAATATTTTCTGCACTTTGTATGATGGCTTCCCGTTCTTCTTCTTTTCCGGCTACACCATTCATTGGCTCCAATGCTTTGACTATCTGGTCTAAGAAACGTTTGCGTGGTTCCATGATGATGCGGAAGTGGTCTATGTAGTCTAGTTCTTGCATGGCTATGATTTGGTTAGTTCGCGTTCAAGTAGTTCTAAAGCTCTCCAAGCTGTGCTGTGGAGGTCACCCTCCATAAAGTGTCTAATGAGTTGGTTCTCGTCCCCAACAGACTTGTCCTTGTGCCATTGCATAGGCTTGCCATTGGTAGGTGCGCCGTGTTGCTGTTGGGCTATGTAGCTGTGGTGAGCTAAAGCAATTAGGGCGTTGGGGAAATAGTCCTTGATGAAGGTTGCTATTGGGTAGGTCTTTCTTTCTTCTGCGTCTTCGGGAAACATGTTATATCTTGTGCGTTAATGTAAGAAAGCCCCGCCCCCGAAGGGGAAGGGCTGTCAGATATGCCTAGAAAGGGTTGGCAATGACTTGAGGCTCTGAGTAAGCAATTTCTAGCTCGCTCTCTTCCTCGTAGTCTTCCTCCGTGGGCTTGTCTACCTTGAGATAGGAAGACAAATACTCTTGTAGTATTCCATCCATCCTGTCGGCTTGTAATGCAGCCTCATCAGATAGTGTGTTGGATACAATGCTAAAGATTGGTCTGTTGTAAGTTACAACACCTTTGCGATCCTCGATTGCTTCTATAACTGCTACAACAACGTCTCCCTCTAACCTGTTGGAGCCACCGACCTTTTCTTCAAAGTCAATCCATGCGGTGAGAGCACAGCCCTTGAGTTGGAGGTTTACCAATTCATAACCCTCGCCAACCTTGGCCATAGCGTAGACAGACTTGGTGAACTTGACACCATGCACAGTCTTTACTTCAGCCCAAGTGCCGGTAGCAACGATACCATCCTTGTTGCGGAGGGTAAACTTATCGCCTACGGTGTAGGCTTCGTTAGACCAGATTGCGCTGTTCTTTCTATCGTCCCATCCCTTGGCGGTGATGAGTTGATCGAGGATGATGAACCCTGTGTCTTGTGGTAATGTTTTAGACTCTTGGGCTTCTTTATCGTAAAACTCCCATGCGGAAGCTTGTGTGTTCCATTGAAGGAACTTGGTAGCAGGGTTTGAAGACCCTGTTGATCTTGGTTTAGTTCTAGACATAATATTATTGGTTGCGCCCCGCCCCGTAGGGCTAGGGCTGTTGTTAAAATGTTAGTTGGTTATTTGATACAGAGACATATAGCCGGGACTCCCTTGGCGTTCAGCCCTAGTTGTTGGATGACAGTCTCTCAAGCTTCTGCCCCACTCCTTGGGAACAATAGGATTTAGTATCTCAACAACTCGTCTTGCACTTCTAACTAATGGCATATAGTCAGCGTCCATACCTGACCCGTCAGAGTAATATAGTGCATCTTCAAAGAGATTCTGCATAGGCCAGTCTTCGGTCAATTCGACCTCTACTTGTCGTTCCATCCATCGGATTACAGTGGGGCAATCTTTCTCGTCAAAACGCTCTATGAAGTCTTGAACATGCTTGCGCGGTAGTTTTATTTTTTTCATTTTATATATATTATTGATGTGTGTGTTTTTATGTGTCGCAGTCGTGCGATGGTTTAATGTTATGACAGACCGAAAAAATAAATCAATACTTTTTTTAATTATTTTACAAATCGTTGATATTCAATGATATTTAAATTTTAGGGTATGGTGATTATTTGTTCACCTGTTTGTTCTTTTTTCGCTCTGCGTTCTCGGCCTTGGTCTTGATTGAATGGCACTCTAC